AACAAATCGCTACCAATACTGGTGGTGTAACTACTGGTATTTACAAAAGATTTGGTGATTTTGATAAAGTTAATGCAAAAACTGAAGTAGTTACTACCGGATTATGGTCTGGTGATTCTGGTTCATTGGCACAATTTTTCACAGCATCTGCACAAACTACCGCAACAAGCGGATACTATTATGCAAATGTTTATGATTACAATCCAGTAACATTTTCTGATACCGCTGAAGTACAATTTGCTATAGCGTATGGACATGTTAATGGTAGTGGTTCAATGACATTGGATGTTAATGATTCTGCACTTCTTGCAACTAAAGCAACTTACGCTCAATATAGAGCAATGTTATTAGACCCAACTGATACTAAATTCTCATTTGAGAATTCGGCTGGTGTATTAACTGATTGCAACGCTGTTTATATAATCAACGTAGCTAGAAGTAGATATAGAGAAAAGATGGATGCTGGTAACTGGTCATTAAAATTAACTGCTGGAAATGGTACGTTTACTTTTATTGATAATAGTGGTAAGAAATTTGGTGATGATTTAGGTTTAAGTGGTAGAACATTTAAAGTTGTATCTGGTTCATTAAATTTAGGAACTGAAAATGAAGCAACTATCAATACACCAACTTCATCAAACGGACAAGGATTTGGTTTATTCTATCCTGATAGAGGTATTATTGTTCTTAACGCTGAAGCAATTGGTACTACGTTAGGTGCTATCAATAACCAAACAATCTATACTAAAGATGGGGCAATTATTCAAAGTGGTAGTGTATCACCTTCTCATTCAACTGGAGCTGAAATGTTTAATCAATATAGATTATTACAGGCAATTCAAAGAGGTACTGATTTTGAAGCACGTAGAACTGAAAACATTTCTACTCAACACTTCTTTGTAAGAGCAACAAATAGAGAGTTTAACTATTCAAATAATCCAACTTATACAAAAGTAGATGGTTCATTTGTAGAAACAACTTTTGAAACTGACCCACAAACGTTCATTACAACTGTAGGTTTATTGAATGATTCAAACGAAATGATTGCGGTAGCTAAAACTTCTCAACCAATTGTTAAATCATTTGATAAAGAAGTACTTATTAAAGTTAAATTATCATTCTAATTAAAAAATAAACACAATATAAGAACCCCCGAAAGGGGGTTTTTAGTTTAAGGAATATTTATATAAAAAATAATAGATGATTAAAGAAATTTCCAAATCCGATATAATCACAAGACCAATTAAAGTTTATAAAGAATGGACTTTGGATGAAAATGATATTAAACCTATTTTCGCTAAAAGTGGTAGTTTTGGTGATTATGATTCTGAAATAGATGAGAAATCTAACGGATTTTCTAAAATAAGTTTATTTCGTTCTATAAAAGCACAATTTTATAGAAATTCAGCCACTGCATCTGTATTGACGGAAGTTGGGTTACGAAAATCCTATGCATCAACCGATGAAAGAGTTTTAGAAAATGAAATGGCGGTTTTTTCAGTACCACAACGATACTATGGTGAGGGTATGAAAGTTGGTACTGTAATATTGGAAGATGAAACATTAGGAAGAACATATACTGATGATGGATATTCAAATCTTATAGATTCTGGTAGTAACATTAAAGGTAATATATTTTATGATAGGGGATTGGTAGTTGTTACTAAAGATGTAGTTAGTGGTTCTGTATTAAATCAATTTACTTTAAGTTATCGTTCAACCAAAACAATATATGAAAACGAAATATTCATTTCAGTATTAGAAAATGAATTCAATGTTTCCCAAAACCCATCAGCGGTTGATTTTAATGGAACTGATTTTGGTAAAATAAAATTAACATCAATAACATCATCGATAAATCCAACTGTAACTGGTGGATTTGCAGACTTCGAATACAGCTCATCAATAGATAGAACTGGTTCATTTTTAGCACCCTATATTACTACGATTGGATTATATGATAATGATTTGAATATGGTAGCTGTAGCAAAATTACCACAACCAATAAAGTCACTACCAGACTATCCAGTAAACTTTATTATTCGTTTCGATACATAATGTTATATTTATAGGTAATTAAATAACTAAGAAAAATGTCTAAAATAGTAGAATTATTATTAACTAAAAAGCCAAAAGATTCTCAAGCTAATACAAAAGGTATTGATAAGACTCCTATTGGTGTAGAATTCCCATTTCAAAACTCAAAAGATTTGATAAAAACCGATTTATCAAAACCAAGAGGTGGACAATTGGGTGGTACAACTGGAGGATTCAATCCATCTAAAACTTACGCAGCTAGTGTAAATACTGCAAAAAATAAATAAGTGAGCTGGAAATTTAATGGAAATATTGTTACGGAGGAAAACACACCGGAAGGTGCAGTTGGGTTTGTCTATAAAATGATACACATACCAACTGGTAGATTTTATATAGGGAAGAAATCCCTAAATCAGGTTCGAAGATTGAAGCCCCTTAAGGGTAAGACTAGAAAGAGAGTTGTTAGAAGTGCTTCCGATTGGGAGAAATACTATTCATCAAACGAATGGATTAAGTCCGAAGTAAAAGAGGGTAGAGCTGGTGATTTTGAAAGAGAGATTATCCAGTTTTGCTTCTCAAAGAAATCCTTATCATATTACGAAATTAAATGGCAGTTTCATTACGATGTACTTGCCAATGAACAAGCAATAAATGAAAACCTTATGGGAAAATTCTTCCGTAGGGATATACTAAATTAATAGTTATGACAATACCTGAAATTTCAAAAAAGTACGGAATATCCGAAGCTTATTTAAACGCAAAAGATGATGCACTTCAAATAGCAGCATTATCATTAATAGACCTTAAAGGAATGGTAACCAATAATGTACCAAGAGAACAAATTGCTAATAAATTACAATTTTTGGCAGACTTCCTGTATGATGTAAAGAATTCTAACCATTAATTAGGTTATATCAGATAATTTTCGTATATTTGTGGTATTAATATCCAAACTATGCTATCTGGTAGGAATAAATTACAAATAATCACAATATTAGACTCTACACTTGGTGTGGGTTCATCCTTAAAGGGTAATGAACAGGCACATCATTGTCCATTTTGTAACCACCATAAAAAGAAACTTCAAATCAATTTAGATACTCAAAGATGGCATTGCTGGGTATGTGATTCTAAAGGTAGAAGTATCTATTCTCTACTCCGCAAACTCAATGTTGATATAAGAGACCTGAATAAGGTTAAAGATGTTTATGGTGATGAGCCTGAATATGATTCAAAGGAGGAGTTTGTAGCTAAGTTACAATTACCAAAAGAATTCAAACAATTATATTTCAAACCAACCGGTTCATTTAATCCATCATATAATCAGGCTATTCACTACCTAAGTAAAAGAGGTATTGTTAAAGCAGATATAGTAAAGCATAACATTGGATATTGTGAAGATGGGTTATATGGTGGTAGAGTAATTATTCCATCCTATGATGATGGTGGTGAATTAAACTATTTTGTAGCTCGTTCTTTTTATGAAGATGAACCATACAAATATAAGAATCCACCTATTAGTAGAGATGTAATTGTATTTGAAAATCAAATCAATTGGAAAGAACCTATCACATTAGTTGAGGGAGTGTTTGATTCCTTCTCAGTCAAAAGAAATGTAATTCCGTTGCTAGGTAAATTCTTACTTAGTAAATTGAAAAACAAAATTATGGAGAATGGTGTTAAGGATGTAACAATTATGTTAGATTCGGATGCCGTAGATGATTCAACTAAACATACCGAATGGTTTATTAAGAATGGGATTAAAGTTAGGAATATTATACCAACTGATAAGGATGCTGGTGAAATGGGATTTAAAAAAGTAAATGAACTATTGAAAGAAGCTAAAGAAACCGGATGGGATGACTTAGTACTTTCGAAACTAAATAATATATGAGTAAATTAAAAAGAATTTATCACATTGCGGATATACACATCCGAAACATCAAAAGACACAAAGAATTCAGACAAGTATTCTATACTATGTTTGATGAGATTAAGAAAAGAGGAACTGAAGATTCGATTATCTACTTAGCTGGTGATATCGCTCATGCTAAATTGGAAATGAGTCCTGAATTGGTGAGTGAGATTAGTTGGTTGTTTACGGAATGTAACAAACTATGTCCTACAATTGTAATCGCTGGTAATCACGATTGTAATATGAATAATTCAGACAGAATGGATGTACTTACACCAATTGTTGATGCATTGAAACTACCAAACCTAACTTATTTAAGAGATACGCAAGTTTACGGAATTGGTGGAGTTGATTTTGCAGTATTCAGTATTTTTGATAACAAAGATAATTGGCCTAAAGCAAATACTCTATTTGGTAATAAGAAAATTGCATTGTTTCATGGACCTGTTGATAACTCTACAACCGATGTAGGGTATGTAGTTAGTAGTAGACACTTTACAACTGATATATTTGATGGATATGATTTAGCTCTATTAGGAGATATCCACAAAAGACAAGAGATGATATCACCAAGCGGATGTAAGGTGGTATATGCTGGTTCTTTGGTACAACAAAACTTTGGTGAAACCCTTGACAAGCACGGATTCTTAGCTTGGGATTTGGATACAATGACTTACGAAGAAATTGATATCAAAAACGATTATGGATATTACACTTTAGATGTTGATGGTGGTATTGTGCCGGATGTAACTGATATGCCGAAGTTCCCTCGTTTAAGAGTGAGGATAACTAATACGGATACCGCAGATACTAAAAGAATGATGGCTGATATTACGGCAAAGTATGGTGTAGAGGACTTTACAATCATTAGAACGGATACATTTAATAAGAAGAAAACCAACGATAGAGAAGCAAGGTTGGAAGTAGATAGTGTGGCTGATATAAACCATCAAAACTCTTTAATAGGGGAGTATGTGGAACGTATGATGCCATTCGTAACGAAGGAGGACTTAGCTGGGATAGAGAAAATAAATCGTGACATTAATAGTAGAGTACAACCATCAGAACTACAAAGGAATATAAGCTGGAAGCCCGTAAAGTTTGACTTCTCTAATATGTTCTCCTATGGAGAGAACAATATCATTAAGTTTGATAAGGTAAACGGACTGATGGGATTATTCGCACCAAATGCACAAGGTAAATCATCTCTATTCGATTCAATCTCATTTTGTTTATTCGATAAGTGTAGTAGAGCATACAAAGCGGCTTCGGTTATGAATAATAGGAAGCAGGACTTCCATTGCCAATTGGATTTCACTATTGATGGTGTAATGTACCATATCCGTAGAGAAGGAAGAACTATTAATAAGGGAAGAAACGTAAAGGTAGATGTGGACTTTTGGAGAGATGGTGATACCGGTAGAGAATCACTTAACGGAACGGAGAGAAGGGATACAAACCAAATCATTGAAACCTATGTAGGAAGGTATGATGATTTCGTAATGACAGCATTGAGTTTGCAAGGAAACAATGCACTATTCATTGATAAATCACAATCGGAAAGGAAAGACCTCCTTGCTCAATTTATGGGATTGGACATGTTTGATAAATTGTATGAAACGGCAACTAATGATATTAAAGATGTGAACGCTCTTATCAGAAATTTCAAGCGTACTGATTTTACGACAGAATTAGCCCAAAAAGAAAACGACTTGAATGAGAAGAAGGTTGAGTATGGTGAGTTAGATTCTGAAAAAATGGAATTAGAAAATCGTAAAGCTGATTTGGAGGAACAAATAGTAGGATTATCTCAACAAATAGTTCCAATTCAAGGTAATTTAGATATTGATGAATTAAATCATAAAATTCAAAAGATTGAAAGTGAATTAAGTACTTGGGGTGATACTAAGTTTGATAAAATAGAAAAACATACTGAAGCTAAGGAGTTAGTGAGAGAAGCTAAAGAAATGGTTGATTCTAAAGTTAATATAAACGGAATTGATATAGAAGTTGCTTATTCGAATTATCAAAAAGAACAAAAGAATTTAATTGAAGCAGAAAAAGTTTATTCAACAATAAAATCACAATTAACTTCCGCGGAAGAAAAAATTAATCATTTGGATAAACATGAATATGACCCAAATTGTAAATTTTGTTGTGATAATGAGTTTGTTAAAGATGCAATGCGAGCAAAAGAAGCATTGCCTGAACTACAAAGGTTTGTTCAAAACGCAACTATACAATGTACAGGTATCCAACAAACTTTGGATTCTTGGGAAGGTGTAGAGGAACAATTCAAACAATGGAAACATTGGACTGGTGAGTATAATAGATTAATTGTTATTAGAGATAGATTAGAAGGTGAAATTAAAACAGCAGATAGTAAGATTGAATTATTAAATCATCAATTGGAAACTACACAGGCTGATATCCAAAGATATAACGATAACGAAGAAACAATTACTAAAAATCAGGCATTAGATATTCAAATTCAAAATGTTCGTAGATTAAAGCAAGGTGTTGAAAAGCAAATATCGGATGTGAATAAACTTATGCTGAAATTAATGTCAGAGGTGGGTGCAACAAAAACCTACATTGATAATATGATAGCTAAGATGGAAGAAGTTAAGGAATTGGAAACTAAAAACCAATTATATACATTCTACTTAGATGCGGTTAAGAAAGATGGAGTACCTTATGAACTAATATCCAAAGCACTTCCAGCAATTGAAAACGAAGTGAACAACATATTAGGACAGGTGGTGGATTTCTCAATATCAATGGATACCGATGGAAAGAACATCAACGCTAGAATCGTTTATGAGGACCAGGAATGGGCTTTAGAGATGTGTAGTGGTATGGAGAAGTTCATTAGTGGATTAGCGATTAGAGTGGCTCTAATTAACATTTGCAACCTGCCTAGACCTAACTTCTTAGTAATTGATGAAGGATTTGGCACATTGGATGCAGATAACCTATCATCCTTATTTATGATGATGCAATATCTTAAAACTCAATTTGATTTTATATGGGTAATTTCTCACTTAGAACAAATGAGAGATATTGTGGATGGACTTATCGAAATTAAGAAAGTAGAGGGATTCTCTAAGATTAATTTTTAGTAACCGGTAATACATTTTTAGGTGGGGTCTTCTTTGAGGACTCCACTTTTTCTTTTACTAGGGTTTCAATTAATCCGCTTATCTTATATCCTTTATCTTTACAAAACTCCTTTAATAATTGATGTACATCGGCATCAATTTGTATCATAGCGTATTTTTTCATAACATTCTTTAGTTTTCTTTAGAATTCTAATATAATTATAAACATAAAAAATTTATGTAAATATTTATCATAGAATAATATACGCAACACTATGGCAATAATAAAAAAATTCGCAGAAAATCTTACTCAACCACTGACATCGTTTGGTACTTTTTTAGTGGATACCACTCCAACATCAACATATTTTAAAATAACAGAATTTAAAGATACATTTACTGGAGGTAAGAATGGATTTCTAATTGAAGGTTCTGAACATCTTATGGAATCTACTGAAATAAAGATTCAAATATTAGATGTCAACGGTGACCCAATTTATTATGAACCTGGTAATGGTGTTCCTGAATATTATGAAGGTACATCTAAATTAGTGGCGGTTTATGTATATGAAGATACACCAATAGGTACAGCTAAAATAACGGTATTAGGCGAATTAAAAACGTATTTAGATGAAGGTGGCGCCGTATTACCAATACCAGATGATTGGAAAAATGTATATAATGTTAAGTGGGAAAGGGAATTTAAAGTAAATAGATTACTTTCAAATGAAGATAAGGTAAGATTCTATCGTAGACCGGAAGTTACAATAAATGAAATAGTAAAACCTATTTTTAATAATGTAACTTCTACAATAACACAAACAGGTTCATTAGATGGTATTGCACAATCTCCTAGAATTGGAGAGCAACTAAGTGGATTTACCGCACCAACTACATACCTATTATCAATAAATGATACAACAAATTGGACGGGTTCTGTTGTTGGTACTACTATATCCATTCCATCATTAGGATATTCTACTTTAGCCGATAGTGTTATTACTAATAAAAATTTATTGGTAACAAATCCATATACATTAAACAATTTAGTTTCAAACTTTTCAAATGCAGGATACACCGCATCTTTCAACTATACGGAAGGTACTAATAATCTAAAAACAGCTTTAACTGGTTCATTTGCAAAAATAAATATTTCTGATTTAACTACGTTTGTTGGTGATGTTGCTAGAGTAAAAATATTTAGAAAATCCCAATCTGATTTGGCGGATTATCAATTTGTACAAGAAATAAGATTAGAATCAAATGAAATTTTAAGAGACTTAGAATCTCAAACCAAAAATGAAGAATTTTATGGTATATTTGATAATAATAATTATACAGAGTATTGGGAAACATCATCAGCGGCTTTAACAGCCTCATTCAATCAAAATTATTTATTTAATTCTATAAAATTTGATAGTAATGGTGTTAATAATTTTTATACATTCGAATCTTTAAATATTACAAACGGAACTGAATATACTCTTGATTTTAATTTAAGAGTTGGGCAAGGTCAAGTTTCGGCCGAAAATTATGTAAATGTATTTTTAAGTGGGTCTAATCAATCCGCAACTAATCCCAATCAATTAGTACAAATTAAACAAAATATTATTACAATAACATCTGATAGTTCGTTATTACAAAAAAACCAACTAACAGCCAATTTTAAAGCAGAACAATTAAATAATGCAAAACTTTATTTTGAAATAAAAGGAAATGGTTGGTACATAGCCGATGTTAGTTTAAGAGCATCTCAAGAAACAGCATATTCGCCGGATGAAATAACATTTATACAAAGTGTTCCAAGAACATTACCAGAGGAAACATTTTTATATCGTTTTGAATTTTATGATATAAACAATAATTTTATTCCTGTTTTAGTTGACGAAAGTAAAACATTTAATGGAGGTAATTTACAAAGAATACAAAAAGGATTAGTATTTACACCACGATCTTTACAATTCCAATTTGATTCAGGTTCACAACCAGTACCACCTACTGTTGTTGGTTTTACTGTAACTAAAAATTTATTAACAGGTTCAGTTACATATACATCTCAATCGTTTGATTTTGATGGTATTGAACTATTTGCGGATGATTATACCGCATCATTAACATTAGGTGGTGGATATCCCGGAGTACTTGATGATATTACATCAGATGCCCCAACAATGACCGTTGGTAATTTTACTGGTTCTAGAAGTGATAAGACTGTTCAGTTGATTAAAGTGACAGGTGAAGTAGAGGGATTTACCGATACTGTCATATTCAGTAGAGTATTAGATGGCTTTGGTGGTGTTAATCATTTAATTAGACCTTATAGAGGAACTCAAATTAGAAATAGTAGTACTGCTTCATTAGAATTACAAGCGGTTCGTATTGATGGTGTAAATGATATAGAATTAAGTAGTACAACTAAACCTGAAAAAGGATGGCCTGATAAGCAACTACATATTTTAGTAACTGGTTCATCTGCAACTGGATTTCGTGAAAAGTTTGTAAACTTAGAATATGCATTATCAAGTGGGTATATATACGGATTAAATTCTGGTTCATTGGGTAGCGGTGAAATAAATTACAATGCAGTTTTTAATAGAGACTCAATTGATTTTAGAAGAACTGTATATTTGATTTCATCTCAATCCGCAGCATCCGATTGGGCATTTAATACATCTGGTTCTGTTGTAGCATCAATCATATTGGAAGATTTGCAAGATGGATTAGATAGTGGTGTTATCATATATAATGCAGATTCATTCACAATTAATCCAAGAACGGAATCAGAATTTAGACCTTCATTTGCATTCGCAACCGCATCATTTGCAAAAAGAGGAACTGCTGCATCTGAAATTGAATCGGTAACATCATCGTTTCAAGTATATCCATCAATGTCAATTAATAAAGATTGGGTTCCTGAATATTGGTTGTATTACCATACACAAAGTTTAGACCCAACAATAACAGTGGTTGCAACCGATGAGAACCAAATCCCAATACCATCGCAAAAACCAGAGGGACTTGAATCATTGTATGTAAGAAGTCCTTTAAACCAAACTAAAAACTTAACATTAACATTTACATATACTGAACCTTGGACATCTGCATCGGTTAGTATTGATAAAACATTTACAATTGTTCCTGAAGGTAAGCAAGGCGATGAAAGTATTGTATTTGAAGTAAATCCCATAGCAATTACACTTGGTGCAAATTCAAGAGGTATTGTTAATGATTATATTCCATCTATTACTGATATTAAACTTAAACAAGGTTCTAGATATCTTGCTTTTAGTTCAAGTGCATCCGAATCTAATAAGTTGGAAACGCACGGAACATTTTATATATTAAATGCATCAACATCATCTATAATAGATACCAATGTTACCGCTGGTAATGTACATTTTACATCATCATTTGGTACACCTTATACGGCATCATTGATAGTAAGTGCTTCATCGAATATGACAGATTTAAGTGGAAGTATTGAGTATCCATTAATAATACATCCATATTTTACATCTTCGATTTATACCGCAAGTGTGATTGTAAATTATACAAAAGTATTAGAAGGAGCCCCACCAATTCAAATAGTAATATCACCAATTGCAGCATCCATAACAGCAGATGAGGTTGGTTTTATAACCCCTGCCGGATATTCCGCAGCCAATACAACAATACAAGTAAAAGAAGGTGATGATTTTTTAAAATTAACAACAACTGAATCTTTTGCAAATGCTGATGCTAGAAAAGGTACATACACAATTAATTCAATTCTACCACCAAAAGTTGGAGATAAGTTTGTTATAATAACTGGTTCATTCTCATCTTCAATGAGCTCATCCAAATCTGGATTAGAAGGAAGAATGAATTATCATTTGTTTGATTATCCATTTATTTCGGCAAGTGCACTTTATACAATTCAAGTATATCCTTACGCATTAGGTGCTGGACATCAACCAACTTCATCAATCTATACAAGAACACAAACATTTACAAAAAATGTAACTCCGCCGAAAGCTCGTAGTGTTGATTTTAAAGCATCTTCTTATATTGTAAGTTATGATAGAAATGGTAGAGTATCCGCAGCATCACAAGAACCAATCATATTATCAGCAACCGCATTTAATACAACAGCATCTGCTGATAGAGTATCGTTTTCTATATTTGAGGTTAATCAAGATGGCTCTGAGAATTTTTTAACACAACACTCCGGGTCTTTTGGAACTAATCCTGTTATTTGTGATGCATTTGACCCGATAAATTATAATGATATAAGTCCTGATACGATAAAAACATTTAAAGTTAAAATAACTGATGGTAATCCGCATGAATCTTCAACATTAAATCCATATAGAGCAGAAGCTCAATTAACAATATCTGGTATGAAGGCCGGAGCTGATGCATATAAGTTAGTAGCATCAAATGAAAGTACATCTATAACCGCTGAATTATTTGATACCAATCTTTCTGGTACTGGTATGAAAATTACCACATTTAATGGTACTCAGCAATTAATAAATGCAAATCCATTACCATTACCAAATTCCCTAACTGATTTAGATTTTAATGATATTCCTATTGGTGTATTGGGATATTCATCGGCATCCATATTCTCAAAATCTCCTTGGATTGGAATAACTGGAGGAACTCCATTAAAATTTCCAGTATCAAATCCAGCTCAAATAGGAGATGTAATAAGTTGGGATAAACCAGCTATAAATAAGACTGGTGAAATTGTATATAGAGTTGATTTTGAAGGAGATTCATCATCAACTGATGTATTTGTAAGACCATTGGCTAGACAGACTCAATTCGTAACACAATCATTTGCAGTTCAATTCACCGAACCCGCTCCATACGATATAAAAATGCAGAATGAAAATTCTTCCGTTGTTTATCGAGTATCCGGTGAAATAGAGCTTAGTGCAACACCTAATATAATAAGAGCATATAGAGGTAGTTATGAACTTACAAACCAACCGGGTGGGTTTAACATAGCGAATATGCAAATAGATGCGTATGGTAGTCAATCGTATGAGTATCAATGTACAGTAGTAATTGATTCTTGTTCTCCACACATTACATTAGATAATGGTAATATTTTCGCAGGAAGTGGTCCATTACCTGGCACACAAGCTACTATGCCGGGTGTTACGTCTTGGTCGAATCCGGACATAAATCCAACTGCCGAAATCGTATATCAAATAAATTGTGAAAATAGAGAGATATTCTTTAAAACACAATCCCTTTCAATTCAATATGAAGGAGCAGTTGGACCTGGTATTGTTATGAGAGGCGAATGGTCACCATCTATTGATTATATAGGTCAGGTTGAAACTACAAATAATCGTAGAGATGCAGTAACTTATTTAGCAACGCCAGACACTGTAAAATATTACGCAGCAAAAAGTGGTAGTGGACCATCTACATTAAACGGATATAATGGGACTGTTGGTGCACAAACCCCAAATGTTGATGGTGTACCGCCAAGTGATTATTGGGAATACTTGGGTGAGCAAGATTTCTTTGTTGCGGCTAAGATTGCAATATTTGAAGAATCTTATGTTAAGAACACAATTAATGTTGGTACTAAGGATGGAACTGGTGCATTTGCAAATATTGTAATTGCTGGTGGTAGAACTGACCCATATATTGCTATCGGACAAAACGCAACTGTTGGTACTTCTGGAACATCTGGTACATCACTAAACCCCGGTGGTGCGGTTATTGGTTACGAAAGACCTGGTATATTTTTAGGAATATATGAACAACCTAGTGGGGCCGGTGGAACTACTGGTAGATTTTCAATTGTAAATGGAGCTGGTAATCGATTCCTTAAATGGGATGGTAGTGGTTTACAAATAGCAGGAGATATTACTGTAACGGGTGGTAATGCTGCAACATCTCAAGCAGTAAGTGGTTCGGTGGCATCGGGTTCATTTACAGCAACTCAAATAGCAGCAGCAAATACTGCCGTAGCTGTAAACGCATTAAGTAGTTCTCTGAAAGCTATGGCGGCAATCGATTCAATAAACGCTGGTAATGCTACCACATTTATTGGACCAGGTGTTGTTGTAGCAAATATGTTTGCTGGTACTGCCATTCAATCTACAAACTTTGTTGATGGGGTAGGTGGGTATTCATCAGCTGGTACATTTATAGATTTAGCAGGTAGTACAATTAAAACCAAAGGATTCAAATTAGATTCAGCTGGCAATGCATCTTTCAAAGGAAATTTAAGTGGGGCAACGGGTACATTTACTGATACTGTAACTGTTGGTGCTGGTGCTGTGGCAATTTCAATGACATCTACAAATGGAACGGGTAGTTTAATTGGAGCTGGATTCTCATTGGGACCAACGGGATTGACTGTAACAAACGCAACTATATCTGGTATAATTAATGCTAGTGGTGGTTCTATTGGAAGTTGGACAGTTGAAAATAATATTCTTAGAGATGGTAATAGTAGAATTTTCCTTGACCCATCACTTCCTGGTATTGCAATTAAAGAAAGTGGTAATACTAAACTAAAAGTGAATTTTGGAGAATTAACCGATTTGGCTGGAAGTGGAATCACTCTTACCAGTGAAGCATTATCATATTATGATTCATTCCCTGCTTCAACGTATATTAACGTTGATGAAGAAAGTAGTGGCCAAACATTTTCAGTATCAGCTGGTACTTATATTGATTCGTCTGTTAATTGGCCTGGTCAAGGTTCTGTGATTTCCGCATTTAATCGTGAAGGTAATGTAAGTGTATATTGGGGATATCGAATTTATAATGGAGCAACTTTAGTATCTCAAGTAATACTATGGAGTGCTTATTGGAATGGTGGCTTTGATGAAAGTTATGCAGATTTTCAAGGATACAACGGAAGTTTCCAATTTAGTGCACCTGAAGCAGGGGCAACTACATATACTTTTAAAACATTTATAGTAGCAGAAGGGTATCAATATCAGGTTGGTTCTGGTGGCTTTGGTGGTGGGTTTGATATAAGTACATATCAAGCAACACCTACGATAACAGCAGCAGCGAATGTGGATATTGTTGAATTGACAAACAAAGGAATTCAGATTGCAAGTTCTACTAATAGATTTATTAAATTGAGAAGGGAAGATTCGGCTTCTATTCCAATTTTAGATGGAAAAGGATTTGTTAGATTAGAGGGCGATACTGCAAATACATTAATACAATTAACTGGTACAACTGGTGCTGGTAATACTGCTATAAACATAGCAAGTAGTACTGGTAAGATTGCTATGAATGGTAATAATATTGAGATGGGTACTGGTACTTTGTCTTGGAATCCTGGTGCAAATGGTGGAGCGTGTACTACACATAACGTTGGTGGAACTTTAAGACCTACTGTTCAAATGGTAAACATTCCCGGTTCGGGTGATTTGGGTGGTACTATTAGAGATATGGAGTTTTCTTTATCACAATGGAAGTTGGGTAGAAATACATCAGCAAGAAGATATAAAGAGGACATAATAAATTGGGAACATCCATCACTATTAGAGGCTGTTAATAACACACCTATCCGAACATTCTATTGGAAAGTTGATGCTGAAAAAGAACATAGACCTCAGCAAATTGGAGTTATTGCTGAAGAATTAGAAGGCGCTGGGCTGGAAGAATTTGTGGATTATGATTGGTTTCAAGACCCAGATAATCCAGAAGGACCTCAGAAATGGATGACTTCTGGTATTGCTAAGGGTGAGTTGGTATTTGTATTGTGGAAGGCTGTGCAAGAATTAACACAAAAAGTAAAAGATTTAGAAAATAAATTGAATTCTTAACAATTAGATATATATTTATATACAAACAATAAAATTATGACAACTGAAAAATTAGAAGTTTCATTAGTAGAAAAACTAAAAGAACTTAACACTAGAAAAAACGAATTGATTATAAATGCTGGACAATTACATTTGGATATAAAACAAATGAATACAGTATTATCCGTAGTTGAAACGGAATTTGAAAATACAAACAAAGAATTAAATGCATTATTATTCGATTTGGAAAAAAAATATCCAAATGGAGAGATTGATTTAATTGAGGGAAACGTAATCTACCAAAAATAAATTTGGTAATTAGAAAATAAATTCGTATATTTGTTACAATATGGCAAAGAAAAAGTTACTTTATGTCTGCCCACATCTTTCTACCGGTGGACAACCCCAATATACATACAAGCAAATAAAGCACTATATCAATGATTTTGAAATCGAAGTTGTTGAGATAAATAATAGTGGTGGAGATGCTTATGTAGTTCAAAAAAATAGAATCAAATCGTTAGTACCTGTTCATATATTAGGTGATAACAAACGTGCTATATTTGATGTTATTAGAACATTTCAACCTGATATAATTCATTTTCAAGAAATACCTGAATTCGATTTATCAATTGATATTGTTGAAAAGATATTTTCAAAAGATAGGAAATATTTTATAATAGCATCAACGCATGGTTCATACACAAACCCATCGGAAATAGTATATCATCCAGACAGATATGTATTAGTTTCCGAATGGAGTAGACAAAGATTTGAAGAAATTGGAATTGAAACTGAAATATGGGAATATCCAATAGAAGAATATGAATTTGATAAACAATCGGCTCAAACTGAATTGGGATTGGACCCAACTTGGAAGCATGTACTTAATGTTGGTTTATTTTCACCCGGTAAAAATCAAGCCGAAATATTTGCAATAGCAAGACAGTTAGAAAAGTATAAAATCAAATTTCATTTCGTTGGAAATCAAGCTATGAACTTTGAAAATTATTGGAAACCATTAATGGAGTTTAAGCCTGATAATTGTATTATATGGGGTGAGCGAAATGATGTAGACACTTTCTACGCAGCTTGTGATATGTTTTATTTTAGTTCTAAATTAGAATTAAATCCCCTTTCAATTAAAGAAGCATTGAGTTATAAACTACCTTCTATATTTAGAAAGTTACATACATATTTAGATACATACGATAATAATCCATTAGTAACTTATATTGATGATGATTTAAAATTAACTAAAAGAATTATTTTAGAAAAATTACAACCTGAGTTTACTGAAATACCAGGTTGGTTTGCATATTCGGAATTATATAATAATGTAGTTGATTCAGCTAAGGGTGGTGAAACCTTTGTAGAAGTTGGTGCTTGGTTTGGAAAATCAACAAATCATTTAGCAACTAAAATTAAAGAGTCTGGTAAAGATATTAATTTTACATCAATTGATACTTGGAAAGGTACGGATGATGAACAATTACATCAAAATATAGTTAATACATTTAATGGAGATATATTTTATGAATTCGTTGATAATACAGTCCTTTCGGATAACTATGGTAGATTTAGTACAATAAAAGATACATCTAAAAACGCAGCTAATAATTTTACAAATTCAAGTATTGATTTTATAATGATAGATGCCGGGCATTCTTATGAAGCATTAATTGAAGATTTAAATGTTTGGTATAATAAAGTAAAACCAGGTGGTATAATTAGTGGAGATGATTATGGTGTATTTGAGGGAGTTACTAGAGCAGCAAACGAATATTTTTATGGACAGTTTCATCAAGGGTTTCGTTCATTTGTAAGAAGAAAACCTCGTATTCAGGTTAAACACATGTTGACTAGACCTGATGATATGAGAGAACGAGTTTCTATACAATCATTACAACAATTAGCAAAATACGGAATAGATTATCAACCAATAATAAATGAAGTTTATGAAGGAATTCCACCTGCTGAAAATTGTAGGAGACCTGAACATATAAGTAAAGATAATAAACCCGGTGAGTTATATCCTGGTGCTGGTTTGGGTTGGATGACTGGTAGGCATTATGGTTGTTATTTAGCACATAGAAATGCATTAGAAACAATTGATGAGGAAAATTATGATTACACATTAATATTTGAAGCAGATGCATTTATCTATACTGGTTTAGAGGAATTTGTAGATATAGTACATAAAGCATGTTTTATATCGGATAGGGATGATGCCTACTTTATTTCATTTGCAAATAACCCATCAAGAGAAAAAACTAAAATTGATGAATTATTCACACAAACAGGACCTAATCAAGACCTTGCTCATTGTTATTTAATTCCAAACCGAACAAAAAGTTGGTGGTTAGATAGAATAAAAGATTGTGGATGGGATGTTGGTGACCTTTGGTTTAATCATGTATTTTATCACTATCCAATGAAAAGATATACAACAAACAAAGTGTATAGTAAACAGGCAGAAGGATTTTCCTTATTAGATTTAACAGTTAAAACTTGGAGTTAATGATATACGATAATTTAGTTAAAAATTTAAATAATAAAGCTAACATTGATAATAAAGTTTATTTTCATTTTGTTAGAGGCGCTTTTTTAGAAATAAAAGGTAGTAAGCAAGCGGAATATGATATTAAATTTATAAACAATAAAAATGGAAGAGTTCTATATACTACATCTATTTCAACTAATATGTGGACTAGATGTAACTTGGAATATTTTATTGAATGGAGAATTGAAATATATGAAAATGGAAAACTTTGGTTTGAACATTTATATAACGCTGAACATAAAAGAGTTTATGTTGCTCTTGATTCCAAAGCTCTAGGTGATAGTTTAGCATGGATACCTTATGTTGAAGAATTCGGAAAAGTACATAATTGCAAAATGGTTGTATCTACATTTATGAATACTATGTTTGAAAGTAGATATCCAAATATAGAATTTGTAGAACCGGGTACAAATGTACAAAATTTATACGCAATGTATGGAATTGGTTTATTTTATAATGAAGATAGTACAATTAATATTTACAAAAATCCAATAGACCCTAAAGGACAAACAATGCAAAAAATGTGTTCTGATATATTAGGATTAGAATACAAAGAAATAAAACCCAAATTAAAAGAAAGAAAGCCATATATAGAATCAAATTATAAACAGGTTTGTATTGGAATTCATGGTACTGCTCAATCTAAATTTTGGAATAATCCAACTGGTTGGCAAGATGTAGTAGATTGGTTAAATGCCAAAGGTTATGTTGTAAAATTACTTTCAAAAGAAGGTGATAACTATATGGGAAACCAATTACCAGATGGTATAGTAAAACATCCCAACGGACCATTAGAATTAGTAATGGATGAAATGCTAAAATCAAAAGCATTTATTGGTATTGGTAGTGGATTGAGTTGGTTAAGTTGGGGATTAGATGTACCAACAGTTCTTATTAGTGGATTTTCATACGATTGGGCTGAAATGAAAGATTGTATAAGAATCGCAGCTCCTAAAGGAAAATGTGAAGGGTGCTTTAATAGACTTAGATTGGATGCTGGTGATTGGAATTGGTGTCCTGACCATAAGGGTACTGAAAGACAATTTGAGTGTACTAAAAGTATTACATCTGAAATGGTAATCAAAGAATTAGAAAAATTCTTATAATGAAAAAGGTTTGGATAAATGGTTGTTTTGATGTTCTACATTATGGACATTTTAAGTTGATAGATTACGCAAAATCTTTTGGAGATTTAGTAATAGGTATAGATTCGGATGAACGAATTAAACAAATGAAAGGAGATAGTAGACCTTTTCATACTGAAGGACAGAGAGTATTTAATTTAATGCAAATAAGAGATGTGGATAAAATTGTAGTCTTTGATAGTGATGATTCTTTGAGAAACCATTTGAAAACATATCAACCTGATATATTTGTAATTGGAAATGAATATATGTACAAACCTATAATTGGTGGAGAGTATGCAAAGGAAATAAAATTCTTTGGTAAATTAGATGGGTTTAGTACCACACAACTTTTAGATGATGAATAGAGTATTAGTTATAGGAGAAAGTTGTACTGATATTTTTGTGTATGGTACATCTGAACGTAAATCACCAGAAGGAAATGGTCCTGTTTTTGTTCCAATTAGTGAAACTTATGGATTGGGTATGGCAGCTAATGTGATGCACAATTTAAAAGCAATGGGAGTTGAAACAAATATATTTTCCGATACTGGTAGTATTGTAAAAACTCGTTATGTTAATAAAGATACTAATGAACTCTATTTAAGAGTAGATGAAAATGATGCGGTTAATAGAATTGATATATCTAAATTATCCGATATATCTCAATATGATGCAATTATAATTTCAGATTATTGCAAAGGATTTTTAATGGAGGAAGATATATCTAAAATAGCATCTCTACATCCATTAGTTATTTTAGATACCAAAAAAAAATTAGGGGATTGGTGTAAGGATTTAAAATTTATCAAAATAAATCGATTGGAATGGAAAACTAACAAAGATGTAATAAGAGATACTGAATGGTTATTTGATAAAATTATATGCACTCTTGATAAAATAGGAACGGCACATAAACATATAACATATCCAGTCATACCAATAGAAAATGGAGATGTGAGTGGTGCTGGCGATACCTTTACCGCTGGATTTGTTGCAAGATACTTAGATTCTGGAGATGTTGGTGCATCAATTGAATGGGGAAATTATTGTGCCGGAGAAGTAATACAAAAAAAAGGAGTTTCTGTGTTTGGAAAATAAAAAATAATATACTTATATATATAAAACAATAAAAACTTAAATATTATGGCAGGTTTAGATAACATACCGCAACAACAACAAATTACTATTGAAACTGCTAAAATTGAAGCAGAAGCATTGCAATCTATCACAGATATCAATCAAAAAATTCAAAATTTAATTATAGAATTTGGTCAAATCCACATTCGTAAGAAAGAAGTTAATGAAGAATTAATTAGAATGGATGATTTCTTAGAAAAAGGAGAAGATGAGTTTAAAATGTTAAATACTGAACTTAGAGAGGTTATTGATGCATTGGATGAGAAGTATCCACAAGGTAGAATTAATTTACAAGATGGTACAATTCAATATCAACCAGGTGCACCTACTAGAAAGCAACAAGCTGAACAATTAGCACAGCAACAACAATCATCTAATGGTGTTAAAGTTGTAAAACAGTAATCCTCAATATTTATATAGTAAGAAAACTATATGATGGGATTAGCAAAATTTTTGGTTGAAACAATATTGGGAGAAGCGGCCGAAATAGACAAAGTAGTTGTTGTCTATTCTGGTCGCTTTCAACCATTCCATAAGGGACATTACGCAACTTATGAAAACTTAATACGCAAATTCGGAAAAGATAGTGTATATATCGGAACTTCTAACGTTACCGATTCAAAAAAATCTCCATTTAATTTTAACGAAAAGAAAGCAATAATGATGAAGATGTTTGGAATTCCATCATCTAAAATTGTTAATGTTAAAAATCCATACGCTCCACAAGAAATACTTAACGATTTCGATTCAGATACAACTGGTTTTATAACTGTTGTAGGTGAAAAGGATTCATCACGTTTAAGCGGTAAATACTTCACTCCATATAAAGGTAAAGTGGAAGCTGGATATTTAGACAAGGGATATGTTTACGCATCTCCCTCACAACCTAATGCTATTAGTGGAACTGATGTTCGTTATTGGTTAAGTGCTGGTAATGAGGAAGAAAGAAAAAAGAATTTTACAAAAGCATATCCAAAATTTGATGACCAAATCTTCAAATTAATTACTCTTAAGTTAAAGAAAGTTAAAGAATGTATTAATGAGGAAATCAAATTAAACGTAAAAGTTGGTGATACTCTATTGATGGGTAAATTCAAAAACAAAAAAGTAGTTGTTAAAAACATAGGAACTGATGAATGGGGAATGCCAACCATCAATGGTAAGAAAGCAGTAACATTCAGAATTCCTAAAAAAGAAGAACTGAAAGAAGCTGCTACTAATGCTGGCATGCCTGCTGGTGATGAACCTGATACTTCTTTTGTAGCAGATGGACAAAAACGAATACTAAATAAAGCTAAGCCTGAAAATTGGTATAAGCAAGGTGGGTATATTCAAATGGATACGCCGAAAGCAGATGCTATGAGGGGTAGAGGAAAATCAAAAGATACTGAAACACAATTTAGAAAAGCTGTATATAAATTAAAAAATGTAGTACAAAGTACATTAAATCCAGCTGATGACCCGTTTAAGGTAGAGGATTGGCAAGATGCTTATAGAGAAAATCCCAATGAAAAGCCTAAAAGATTTTGGGAACTTCCTAAAAATCAAAAAGATACTATAATTTCAAAAGAAGATATCAATGAAATTATGGATGAAATGGAAGCTGAGATATTAGGTGAAATGGGATTAGGTGGTGGTGTTGGTGTTGGTTTAAGTTTACCTGGTGGATATATTAATGGAGCTCCCGACCCAAACGATGTTAAAAAATTAAAATCTAAATTGAATAGAGATGGTAGTGAAGAATATGAAAAAGTTGATGAAAAAATAAATTCTAAAACTCACAAACCTGAATCTGAAGCTGAACATAATTTTATACAGCATCATAAAACAGGTAACTACACACCTGATTTGGGATATCATGCTGAATTAGATACAATTGACTTTGATGATAAACGAAAAAAAGAACCAGGTCATCAAACTGATACAAAGGATACTGAAGATAGAGGATATGAACCGGTAGATGAAAAGGTAGAAGATGGTAAAGTAATTTGTGATAATTGTAATTGGCAATGGGAAATGAAAGATGGTGGTGATGCTATGTATTTGTGTCATAAATGTGGACATGATAATCATCCAAAATTAAAAGAAGCATTTACTAAAGGGCAATTATTTGCAGGTAAAATGAAAGTAGGTGGTAGGCCTGTAAATGTAGAAGTTGAATTGGTAGGTTCTGATAATAAAACAAACCAATTTTTAACTAAAATTATACATGTTGATAAAGGTTATGAAAGACAATTACCAATAGGTTCTACGTTACCAATACCTGCCAGAATATTTAGAACACCGGGTGGTGGTTGGAGAAAAATTAAAACTCCATCTGCATTTGAATCTACAAACGAAGCTACTTCATCTGAAATTTTAAAAGATTTGGATAAAGTAAAATCCGATTTACTAAAAAAAGCAGATTTACTAATTACAAAAAAGAAAAAACTTTATTCTAATGTTGATATAGAAACACCAATGAGTGCAGATGAAAAGAAGTTAGATAAAGAAATTGCAGATTTATTTTCAGAAATACAACAATTGATTCAACAAAAAAGAAGTTTGAAGAAAGAATCAGTAAACGAATCTCTATTATTAGAAGGTGGGGCTTACGGTCACATGAATCACCCATTTGATATCGAAATGAACCTAACATTTAGTGACCTTAAATCAATTGTAACCAAAGCACTTAATGGTGACTTAGAATTGACTAGAGAAAAGACTGATGGGCAGGCATTAGCAGTTAGTTGGGTAAATGGTAGGTTAGTAGCAGCTCGTAACAAATCACATCTAAAGAGCAAAGGAGCTGGTGCTATGACAATAGGACAGGTGGCAGATAAATTTGCTGGTAGAGGTGGATTAACCGATGCTTACAACTTCGCTATGCAAGATTTATCTAAAGCAATAGCAGCTCTATCCGAACCACAAAGATTAAAGATTTTTAAGGATGGTGCATGTTTTATGAATTTGGAAGTAATATATCCAACATCTGTAAACGTAATCCCTTACAATCAACCTCTATTAGTATTTCATGGTACATTTGAGTATGATGATGCTGGTACTATTGTAGGTGAGAACCAACAAGCGGCATCTATATTGGGTGGTATGATTAAGCAAGTAAACGCACATGTTCAATCTAAGTACACAATACAAGGACCACCAATGACTAAGTTACCTAAATCAGAACAACTAGCCAAATTACAAGGAAAGTATTTAGGAATGATTTCTAAACTACAATCAGAATTTGGATTATCTGATAATGATGGTGTGGGAGAATATCATCAGGCTTGGTGGAGTAAATTTGTAGAAAAGGGTGGAAAGAAATTAGATGCACAAGAAAAAATAGGATTAGTAAAGAGATGGGCATTCAATGATAAATCATTCAGAATAGCAACAATACAAGACCCTAAGCTAAGAGCATGGGCTGAACAAATAGATAAACAAGACCAACAAAAGATATCAAAACAAAATCTAATGAGATTTGAGGAGATATTCTTAGGAGTTGGTGCAGATGTATTATCATTTATGGAATCGGTACTTACTGCAAACCCCGATTCTGCTAAAAAACAAATGGTAGCTCGTTTACAATCAACAATAGCTCAAGTAAAAGCAAGTGGTGACCCTAAGAAGATTGCAAAATTAAAATTAGAGTTAGAACGGCTTAATTCATTGGGTGGATTTGAAAAGATTGTACCAAACGAAGGTATTGTATTTGTATATGGGGGTAACACTTACAAATTAACAGGTGCATTCGCACCCCTAAATCAAATTTTAGGTATTTTCTTCGATAGTTAATCGTTTTCTTAATTTTGATATACTTATATATACAAATATATTGTATATACTATGGCAAAGGAATTTAATAAAAAGTTTATGCATCCAACTCGTAGAAAGTTGGTTGATATGGTATTGACTGGTGGTGATTATCAAAAAGAAGCGTTTGTATCATTTGCTGGAGCTGATAAAGAGATAATAAAACGTAAGGTTGGTGAAAAATGGACAGATGAAACTGGTAGGTCTTGGGAACAAACCGAAGGAGGTAAAATAGAATTTTCGGAGTTGGGTGATATTATGGCTGAAACAAGAGCTTATTTAGATAAGTTAAATACTTGTAAATCTGATAATTGTAAAACAATAAAAGTAGGTAGAATTGATAAAAAATTAATATCTAAAACTGGATATTGCTTAAACTGTCTTACATTAAGAGAAGCTCAAATTAAAGTAGATGGATTATGGGAAGCTTATGAAAATTATAAGATATATAATAATATGATTTCTTATGGTAAAGATGTAGTTTCTCAATTTCAACAAGCATACAATGATGCTAAGCAAGAATATGAAGTTGTAAACGAAGATGGAACGATTGAAAAATGGAGTATGGAAAGGGATGTAACCGAATTAAAAGCAGAAATCTTAACCGATATAACTCGTTTTGAAGAAGAAATCGAACAGGCTAAAAAATTAAGAAATGAAGCTTGGGATAAATTAAAAGATAAAGGTTACGATTTAGTAAAACCTCCTGTTGATTAATATGAGTACTGGAATTACACAAAAAAAATCTTTAAAGGAAATAATTGCAGATGAATACAAAAAGTGTGCGGTAGACCCAATTCACTTTATGAAAAAATATTGTATGATTCAGCATCCGGTGAGAGGTAAAATACCTTTTCATCTTTTTCCATTTCAGGAAAAAACTTTAACTGAATTTGCTGGCAATCGTTTTAATATAGTATTAAAATCACGTCAAACTGGTATATCAACCCTATCCGCTGGATATGCACTTTGGAGAATGTTATTCAATTCGGACTTTAACGTATTGGTTATTGCAACTAAGCAAGATGTAGCAAAGAACTTAGTAACTAAGGTAAGAGTAATGCATGAATTACTTCCTAGTTGGCTTAAGGGAGGTTCTTTGGAAGATAACAAACTATCACTTAAATTACAAAACGGCTCTCAAATTAAGGCTATTGCATCATCTCCTGATGCTGGACGTTCTGAAGCATTATCACTTCTAATATTTGATGAGGCGGCCTTCATTGGTGATATTGATGAAATTTGGACATCTGCACAATCAACACTTTCAACGGGTGGTAGCTGTATAGCCCTTTCTACTCCAAATGGAGTGGGTAACTGGTTTCACAAAACTTGGTTATCGGCTGAAGAAAGTACCAATCCATTTAATACAATCAGATTACATTGGACTGTACACCCAGAAAGAGGTGAGGACTGGAGAGCTGAACAAGAGAAATTATTAGGAGCAAAGAAAGCAGCACAAGAATGTGATTGTGACTTCGTATCTTCTGGTGATACTGTAATAGACCCAGAATTATTAATGTTCTATAAAGAATCATATTGTCAAGACCCATTAGAAAAGACTGGATTTGATGGTAATCTTTGGAGATGGGAATATCCAAACGCAGGTAGTTCTTATATGGTCATTGCCGATGTGGCTAGAGGAGATGGTTCGGATTATTCCGCAGCTCACGTTATGGATATAACAACTTGTACACAGGTAGCAGAGTATAAAGGAAAGGTTGACACTAAAGATTTTGGAAACTTCTTAGTTGAATTATCCACACAATATAATGATGCATTACTTATTATAGAGAACGCAAACATTGGTTGGGCAACGATTCAGCAAGTAATTGATAGACAATACAAAAACTTATTCTATATGAGTAAGGATTTGAAATATGTAGATGTTGAAAATCAAATGAGAAATAAATATCGTGCTGATGAAAGGCAAATGGTAGCTGGATTTTCAACTACATCTAAGACTAGACCATTAATTGTATCTAAATTAGATGAATACTTTAGAGAAAAAGCAGTTACAGTTCGTTCCAATCGTTTGATAGATGAATTGTTTACATTTATATTTATGAATGGTAGAGCTGAAGCTATGAAGGGTTATAATGATGACTTGGTGATGGCATTTTGTATTGGATTGTGGGTTAGAGATACTGCACTTCGTTTGAGACAAGAAGGTATCGACCTCACAAAAAGAGCAATAGGAGGTATTTCATCAAACATGCAGCATGATGGGGTATATGGTGGTAGTAGTATGGAAGATAATCCTTGGAAAATGAAAATAGGTGATGAATTTGAAGATTTATCACAGTGGTTATAAAATAGTAGTGTTTTGATAAAAAACAATATTTATGGTATATGCCAAAATAAAAAAAGGAACTTAAATGATTAAATTACAAAATATCCTAAAAGAAGATGAGTATGTAGACCAAGCCTACTCAATGGGTGATACTCCAACTGATAATCCAATTGACGATTATGATGAATTGGATGTTGAGCAAGAAGATATGGATGATTTCATAAACTTCTTAAAAAGTTATTCAACTCAATTAGAAGAAGCAAATTGTAATTGTGTTTATGAAGCAGAGTATCAGGGTAGAGAAGTGAAATTGGGTAAACCATCACAAGGAGATGTTAAAAAGTTTAAGGTGTACGTTAAAAACCCAAAAACAGGAAAAGTAATTAAAGTAAACTTTGGTGAAAAGGGAGCAAAAATAAAAAAATCAAATCCTGAAAGAAGAAAATCATTCAGAGCAAGACACAATTGTGAAAATCCTGGTCCAAGAACAAAAGCAAGATATTGGTCTTGTAGAAAATGGTAAAATAAATTATGGCAGAAGAACAACAATTAGATGACAGAAGTTTCTTTGGTAGACTTAAAAAACTATTCTCAACCAATGCAATTGTAACGGTTGATAAAGATGGTAAACGAAAAGTTGTAGATACCGAAGACCGTCAGTATAATACTAACTTTGTAAATCTTAGAGATAGATATACTAAATTACAAAGGTCTTATTATGAAACTCAGCAGGGTGCTCAATCAATGGCATATCATCAAGTTCGTAGAGAACTTTTTAGAGATTATGATGCTATGGATAGTGACCCAATTATATCATCGGCATTAGATATATATGCGGATGAAAGTACAACTAAGAACGAATATGGTGATGTACTTCAAATTAAATCCACAAATGAGAACGTAAGAGAATTGCTTCATAATTTATTCTATGATATAATGAACATAGAATTTAATTTATGGCCTTGGGTTAGAAATTTAGTAAAATATGGAGATGCTTTCTTAGCATTGGAAATTGCAGAAGATAAGGGTGTTATAAATGTAATGCCACACTCAATTTACAATGTTGAGAGATTAGAAGGTACTGACCCTAACAATGCAAATTATGTTAAGTATAAGGTGGAAATGGACCGTTTTGGTAAAAAAGAATATGAGCAATATGAAATGGCCCACTTCCGTATGTTATCAGATACTAACTTTTTACCTTATGGTAAATCGATGGTAGAAGGTGCAAGAAGAATTTGGAAGCAATTATCCCTTATGGAAGATGCGATGTTAATCCATCGTATTATGAGAGCACCTGAAAAACGAATATTCAAAATTGATATTGGTAACATTCCACCGGTAGAAGTTGATAACTATATGCAAAAGATTATTAACAAAATGAAGAAAACTCCATTTGTTAATAAAGAAACCGGCGATTATAACTTAAAATATAATATTCAAAACCTTACTGAAGACTTCTTCTTACCTGTACGTGGTAGTGATAGTGGCACTAATATTGAAAACCTACAAGGTTTAGAGTATGCAGCTATTGAGGATATCGAATATCTAAGAGGTAAATTATTTGCAGCATTGAGAGTACCAAAGGCCTACTTATCGTATGATGAGAACGTAAATGGTAAAGCAACTCTAGCAGCAGAAGATGTTCGTTTCGCAAGAACTATCGAAAGAATTCAAAGAACAGTTGTTAGTGAATTAACTAAAATAGCAATTGTACACTTAGCATCGCAAGGTATTGAAGATTCAGAAATGACAAACTTTGAATTAACTCTTACTAACGCTTCTACAATCTATGAGCAAGAAAAGGTGAATTTGTGGAGTGAGAAGGTTAGATTAGCATCTGATGCAAAAGCACTTAATATGTTATCATCTGATTGGTCATACCATAATATATTTGGATTATCGCAGGATGAAGTTGATATTGAAAGAGCAAAAGTAATATTAGACCTTAAAGATAGATTCAGACATACTTCTATTGAACAACAAGGACAAGACCCGGCAAATCCACCACAACAACAAAATGTGGAGGAGGAAATCGGTAAACTTAAAACCGAAATTGAATTAAATAGAGGAGTTGGAAGACCAAAAGAAGGAAATACTTATGGTAAAGATAAGCATCCGTATGGTAGAGACCCATTGGGAGATGCTGAAAACCATAAAGAGAGAAAAAGAGATGATAGACACTTAAATGCAAATGCAAAAAAGCTTGCAAGAGAATATATAAACGGAATTTCATCAAAAAAGAAGGTTTTAAACGAAAAATCTGATATGTTGGATGAAAAAAACCTATTAGATGACACTAAAATTTAATAAAGAAAAATTTGTTTATATTTATATGTGTTAGTTTATAGGGTAGATTAAATATAGGGTAATTAAATGAAAAAAATTAAACATTCCAAGTTTAAGAACACTGGAGTGTTATTTGAGCTTTTAGTAAGGCAAATAACATTGGAAGTTCTTAATGGCGATAAGAAAGAAACCGCTAAAACAATCGTAAGAGAGTTCTTCGCTCCCAATACAGAGTTAAATAAAGAGTTACGTCTTTATGATATACTATTAAAGGAGAAGTATAGTTCCGAAACAAAAGCGGATAGATTGGTAGAGACTGTGTGTGATGCACATGCTAAATTAAACCAATCTGCATTATCAAAAGAGAAATTTAATCTTATAAAAGAAGTTTCGGCTAAGTTTGATATAGAGCAATTCTTATCATCGCCTATAACTAATTATAAAGTTTTAGCTTCTATATATAAAGTATTTGAATCTAAAAGAGAATCAAATTATGATATTAAAGATATTTTTAATTCTAAAATTACTTTAATTGAGAATATTACATCTAA